CCGCCTGATCTAGCGCAATATGATTTTTTACGAGCAGGTTGATCTTTCTTGATACTCATATTCTTGTCGCCAAAATTTACTTTCTTGGCTTTACCGTCGCCGTCTGGATCAACGAATACTTTTGACTTCTTAACATCACCCTTCATTGGCTTGTTGAGAGGAACAGTTTTGCCTTTGTAAGTTGCTTCTTCTAAATTCTCTCTAACAACTTTCTTGATAATCTGACCTGGAGTCTGTGACTTATAAATTGTTACTAACTCATCAGAACCAATAAATCTTGATGATGGTTTGTCAGAATCTTTTGAACGAGTTTCTTCCTGTTCTTTGACATTTTTTCTGATAAATTTCTTTTGTCTTTCTTTTTCGTCTTCGCCTTTACCAGCCTGATCAATTTTAAGAGCAGCCGGAATCATATTAGCAGCAACCTTTGCTGCTTTTAGATGAGGAGCAGCATAAGAAAGAGCAGCAGTAGTAGCATATGCAGGATCATGCTGATGTGTTGCAGTGTATCCGACATCGTAAGCAGGTCCAGCCAAAGCTCCAACAATGCTAGCTTTTTTCGCTAAATCTTTTAATTTGCCTTCTTCTAACCCAGCCTTATCGAGTTTCTTGTAATAATCTGGGCGTTCGTTGACATGCGCCTTAGCAATTTTTTCGGCTGTTTTTTGATCTTTGGTGTGTTCTTTTTCAACTTTAGAACCAGATTTGATTACATCTTTGATAGTATCAACTGGCTTATCGAATTTCTTGGCAATAGTTTCGATTGGTGGGAGAGGAGCGTTCAACTGTTCTTTGACTGGAACGCAATTGGGAACGGTCTTACCGTTCTTTTTCTTCATTCCAATGGCTTCATAGCCTTTCCAACATGCCTTTTTGAGATCTTCATCGAGTTGTGCAGCAAATCCATCAGCAATAAACGAATTAACTCGATCGAATGCGAATTGTTCTGGTGTGCCCCCGAATGCTTCGGTCCAGCAACGATAACCCCTACGATATACTTCTTCGAGAATATCGGTTGAGATGCCTGAATTTTGGGATTTTTTGTATAAAGAAAGTTTGGCTTTGTCAGTGAGTTGGACAGACTCGCCTAGCTGAGTTCCAAAAGTAGAGTATTTTTTCATCGGAGTTTCCCTTGGGTTTTCCTATATATGCGAGTCTGCCCATAGCCTTATCGCACTGACAATCTATTTATAAAAAATATTATCTTGAGATCTCTTCCCAATCCATAGAAGCATAGATATCGCCTCCAGCGATATCTGATGCAGCAACTAATGTTAGCTCATAAGGACTAGAAGTTAAACCATTTCTCTCCAACTGGAATTTGAATAATGCTTCTTTTAAAATATCTACAGGAGTAGATCCTTGCGCAGAACCATTGGTCCAACCAGAAGCTAAAATTCTACCACCAGCAAAACTTGTTCCTGTAATGTTATATTCAACAGCAGAATCGGAACCTGCAGTAGTCCATGTTCCACCAGTAGTAGTTCCAGATGCTACAACTTGCCAATTATAATTAGCATTATTTGTTATTCCTAATAGAGAAATAGCAGTAAGAATAACAATAGCATCAAGTCTGTCTGGAGAAGATTTTAATTTAATAGAAATAACAGGATAATACGTATTAACTGTTGTTAAATCTCTGGGAGCGCCTATAGCTGTACCAACAGCTTGTTGTAATCCTCTTAGTTCGTAACCGCCTTCTGATATAACAGAGGTACAAATTTGTTTTAGGGTGCTTGAACCTGAAGTTGTTCCAGTGTTTTTAATTTCATAACGGCATGGTAATGAAGCTGATGTAATATAGGTTGTTGTTACCAAATTTGAATGATAAAATGTATGACAATGAATAAATTTACCATCAATAACAAATCCCATTCTAACGCAGCCAACTCCAAGCCATTCAATATCCATCCATAGAATTTGCGCTTTGGATATATCCAGAGTTAATAAAGATGCACCAGTTCCATCTAATTTGTCAATATTCCAATTAGATTGAGAAACTCTCGTTTCTTGTAAAACACCAGACACAAAAGTTCTTTCTACAAAAGAAAGAGTTGTGTCATCCAATTCAATATAGTAACCATTATTGGCGCCATAATAACCAACACGCTGTCTTAGATTAGTTTTTGCTGTATTAAAAGCAAAAGTGTTCATAATTTGAAGAGATTTACCAGGCTGATAAGAAAATACTTTAGTTGTTTCACGAACAACTTCTGCGTTTGTTGCAGTAGATACATTTAAGTTTACAACACCTTCATTAGTAGAAAAGGCATAAGTTCCACCGGCAGTATTCGAAGTAGACCATAGATTGTTATCACGAAAACGATGAGAAGAATCAAAAAGAGTTAATGGGCTTGAAACTCTGGCTCTACCAAAAGCATCAACTGCAGTTCCTGTAGGGTTTGCTGGACCAACATGATTACCAAATTGATCAGCAAGCATAACAACTTCGAATATAGTTTTACCATCTGGTAAATATTGATGAGTGTCTTTACGAAACTGTGCCATTATTTTTTACCTTTAAGATCTTTGAAACTAAACTCTTTAAATCCAATTTGCTTTGCAATTTTATTTTGATTTTTTTCTAGATACTTAGATATATAGCCGTTCTGATCATCTTTGGCTAGTTGATCAGTATTGTTTGTAGCATATTTTTCTTTTTCTTCGTCAGCCACCGCTGGATTACCGGAAACGTCTCCGAACCCTCTAACCATTTCTCCTGCAGAAGTAGTGGTTAGGTGTTCTTTGATGGGTTTCTTTTTTACTGCTGTTTTTGTTTTGACTGGTTTTTCTGGTGGTTTGGCATTACGAATATCGTTGAAAAGACTCATTGCTTGAGCGTCACTCATATGACTTGGTGCACCTGCACGGAATCCTTCGAAGTCGCCATTTCTTGCAAATTCTCTTTGTTTTGTACCAGAAACGCCTTCCATACCTTCTGCATCAGGATCTCTTCTACCAGCAGAATGAACTGTTATATTATCAAAATTGAAATGACCATGCGCTCCTTCTTGACCATTATATTTCTGCAACAAGTTTCGGAATTGATCAACTCTATCATCTCCAACAACCAAATGAAGGTTTCTAACACCATTTGCATATAATTTTGAAGCATGATGCATTAAACTTGGAGATTCTGCAGAAGAAGTTGAAACATTAGCTCCAGGAAATGCAATCTTGGCGTGTCTTAATTTTTGTTCTGGAGTTAATGGATTTTTATCTCCATCATGAGTGTGAGATAAAACGATACTATGATTAGCGTCCAAGTCTGTCGCTAATTGTCTAACATGATTGACCAATCCTTCATGGGCAATAGTCATAGGATTAGTTCTCATGAATGTTGTTACATGAGTGGTTTTATCAGCTTCTGTTAAAAAATAATTATTGAATTTAAGCATTTTCTACCTGCTGTTTCTGGAATGCGCCCTTCAAGAAATTTAGGCGATTAAATTCTCTTCTATTATTGAACTTCGAAGCATTACCTTTCTTATCAACAACAACTGTTCCTTCTGGGCCAGTGTGCTCGCCAGCAACACTATGCTCGTATGGAGAGTTCTTCGCCAAAACGTTAGTCAATACATTTTTAGCATTTTGTAAATGACTATGAAGCTGCAACGCTTTTTCAAAATGTTCTCTATTATTACTGATGTGTGTTAATACATCGCCATGAGCTTGAATTTTTTTCTGTTTAGAAGCGTCTGTTTTGACTTTATCTAAATCTTTTTGATGTCTAGCAGACAAATGATCAATGTAACCTTGAAGAGAAGGATTTCCTCCAGTTCTAATCATACTATTGACATGAGCTTCTAAATGTTCTCCATGTCCAGCTAATGCATCTGTTGCTTCTGGTTTCATAGAAGCATAAATTCTTTTGGCTTTATCCATATGATTTAAAAATGCTTTTTGTTCTTCTGGAGTATAATTTGAAGAATTGACATCTAAAGTTGGATCTATATTATTAACATCAGGATGTTGTTTAAACTTTGCACGAGTTTTAGCGTCAAGCGGTTGAGCAGACATATTTCCTAATCCACCTTTACCAGCATATTTTGTATGAACAACAACGCCAAGTTTTTTATTCATATTTCTACCTTCTGCCGAATCCGCAGGAGCAGAGTATGTTAATGTATTAGGGGTTATAGAAGTTTTACCGTTTTTAGTTACAGCGTCCCCTTCTGTGTGCATTAAATCGCCCTGATAAATCCCACCCTCTTTTGGCATTATACCAGGAAGATGTCTTAGGGATTGTTTTAGTTTCTCAACCAATCCAGGAGCATGACCATGATTTTTGTCGATATCTTCTTCTGTATAGTTAATCTTAGGCGTTTTATTGAAAGCTGATTTAGAAGCTACGAAAAACTGTCCAGTTTCTGGATGCTGACCGAATACAATTGAAGGTGCACCATCATATTTTGTAGAAGCGTGTAAACTTGATTTTTTACCAAGCAACATATCATGCATACCACGAAGATGCTCATCAGCAGTAGCAACTCCTTCATGACCACCATGAATAACATAATCTTCTATGTGACGAAGATGTTTTAATGGCTTGCCTTTTGCTTCCTCTTGTTCTATTAAGAATGTCTTAAAATCTATTCTCATATTCCGCTATCCTTAAAACCCATATGATTCGAATCTTTATATGCTTGATAGTGTCTTGGTAATTGTTTCCCAACGTTTGGTCCTTCGCCTCTGTGCTGACCAAATTCTCCAAGATTTGGACTCTGCGATGGAGCAGGAGCAGCAGGTTTGACTTTAACTTTAGTAGCTTTTGCAGTTGCAATCGCTGGCATATCAGAAAGTTTTTTAACTTTCGTTTTTCTGCCTTCTCTTAACATTGGAGCTTTAGTAAATGAGTTGAAACCACGAGCAGAATATGTTCTGGTTTTTTTCATACCAATTTCCATAGCTCTTTCAAAATCATTAGAACCTTTTCTTCTACCTTCAATAACTGTAGAAATTCCTCCGGAATGAGGTCTTACTCTAAATTCTTCGTAATCGCCAAGAACTTTACTAGCATGATCTTGAACGTTATGTGTTTCGTGGTTTGGAGAACCGTCGCTTCCAACTTGTGTATGATGTCTTATGTGGAGATATTTTGTTTCTGGTGCAATAATATTTTTAATTGAATTTCTTAATTCATCCGAAGATAATTTACCAAGACCTTTAGTAAATCTTTTTGATAATTCTTGTTGAGTTTGTAAAGCGTGTTCGTCAACTGATTTAGCTGTTGGATGGTTTTGAGCGGCAAGACGTTTGTATTCAGCGTCGCCAGCCTTTCCTGTTTGAAGTCCGAGACTTCTGACATGATCATAATGAGCTTCTCTTAAACCTTCTAAATCGCCTTTGTTTAAACCAGCAATTTTTTCTAAAGCATCTAAGCCATTACCTCTTAAATTTGGATCTTTTTGTTTACCATATTTCATACTCATTCCAACTGGGTCAATGACATTTCCATTTTTATCTCTACCTTTGACCATCAAATCGGCGTCTGAATTTGGATCATCAACTCCAGTAAATCTTTCATGGTCTCCTTTTTGAGAAGTCCATGCCAAATGGTCTATATTATGGATATTTCTTGATTGCAATTGTCCCTTTAAATGATCAGCAGCTGATTTGGCGTGTTGAACTACTTGTTCATACATTCCTGGGGATAGTTTTTGTAATGCTGTTTTAATTTTATCATGAACTTCTTGTGGGCGAAATCCATCTTCGTCTCTATAATGTTCTAGGAATTTTTTAGGGAGACCAGTTTTAGAATGAGCTCCATGAAGGAGATAAGAACCAGATAATATTTCGAACAATTTACCTTTGGCATCTTCCACGTTTTTCAATTCGGTTTCGGCGCTTCTGGCTTCTAACAAAAAAGTTGAAAAATTTATCATAGGATCCTCTTGGAATGTATTTTATCATATTTATAATACGAAAAAGGGCGAGCCTTTCGACTCGCCCGAATTACTTCTAACAAAAATACGGTCTGGCGGAACCCCACCGTTTACTCCAGACTATTCCGTTGCCCTTTCATATTAGGCTCGTGCCGCTTCCACTACAGTGGACTACATATTTCTGCTAATATTATTTAGTTTTCTTGCCTTCTCACTGAGAATAAAAGAAGGCGTAAAACCATCAAAACTACCACCTAAATTCAAAAATTTCATTTTTTTCTTAGCTTCTTCAAGAGTATTATAAGCTTCGACGATATACCCTGTAGGTTTTTCCTCCACGCAATACGAACCACCAATCTCAACAACCTTGTAATTCATCGCCATTTTCAAACTCCTTCATAACCTTACGAATTTCTGCGGCCAAATTATTGGCGCAGATTGCACAATTAGGTTCCCAATTTAACATATTAAGAACCTGCCTTACGTTCGGATCTGTAGCATATGTCAGAGCCGCCCGAACATTTTCAGTAGTTATCACATTACAAGAACAGATTACCATTTATACTCCGCTACTGTTTTAAGAATTACGTAAAATGCGTTTGCTATTAATGCAGCTTTAACAGCTGCCACTCCGATAGGATTAATATTCATGTATAATCAACGGAATGAAATGAATCAAAATTACTCTCAATAAACCTGCAAATAACATGGCAGGTATTAATATTCTGATCCAATTAGGTATCATTAAAATAATCCTTTGATTTTCTAGACTCTTTAATAGTGTAATCTCCTTTTATGTTTTCCCAAGGCATAATATCCACGATTAAATTTATTCTAGGAGTTTCTCCGCGATTTTCAACAGAATGAATAATGGTATTATCTATTTGACAACATTCACCTTCTTCAAAAACTTTATTCTCACTACCAACGTTAAAATAGACACAAGGATTAGTATAAACAGCAATTTGAAATCTTTTAACTTTTTTAAAATAAAGTATATCATCGACATGAGGAGGTATAAGTCCTCCGGGCATTAATTTTGTATAACCAGATATTAAAACTTTTCCATCGAATTCGTTTTCTAATTCGGAAATTATCTCATCTGTTTTTATTTGAATTGGTTTTGGTATAAAATTATTTTTCTTAACTATAAACGGATCATTTTCTCTATAAAACATAGAAAATAAAGTATTACCTAAAGTTTCAGTGTCTTTGTGAATATAATAACTTTTCTGTCTATGTTGATTGATTTTCCAAAATTTTGGATCTAATTGCAATAATTCTTTTTTTATTTCAGATACATCAAATTTTTTATAGAATTTAAAATTGAATTCTGATTTTCTTCTACTTCTGGCTATGGGCATAAGCTCAGTAAGCCAATATTTTTTTTCTTCGACAGTGAAGTGTTCAGGTATTGGATAACCTTTAACTTCTAACCAAACTTCTTCCGCTATTCTTGTGGTGAAATCATCGTCTTTGAAAGATTTTTCACTAGAATTTAATAACTGCGCCGTAATCTTTAATCTATCTTTTAATTCTTCTTTTGTGAACATTAGTTTGATCTTTTTTTCATACAAATCAAAGAGTAATAACCGTTAATGTTTTCCCAAGGCATAATATCTATTATAAGATTAATTCTGTCCGTATTGCCTTCATTAGAAACAGAGTGTTTTAATAAATTATTTATTTGATAACAATCTCCTTCTTCAAATATTTTTATCTGATTATCTATATCAAAATAAACTTTTGAATTGGTATTAATAGCTATTTGAAACCTTTTAATAATCTTAAAATAATAAAGGTCGTCAATATGAGGAGGTATGCACTTATTGGCTGATAATTTCGTGAGACCAGATATCAAAACCTTCCCATCAAATTGGGTTTCTAGTTCATATACTATTTTATCAATTTTCATTTGAATGTGTTTTGGTATATAATTGTTTTTATATACATCTAACGATTGGGTTCCATCGTAATATATTGGAAACACAGTATTTCCTAGAACTTCTGTGTGTTTGTGAACAGGATATTTTTCCCCTTTTTTCTGATTAATACACCAAAATTCATCTCCTAAATTTAGTATATCTTCTTTTAATTCACGAACATCAAATTTTTTATAAAAATCAAATGGTAATTTGGATTTTCTTTTTATAATAGCTATAGGCCAAAGATTTCGAAATATTTCTATTTTTTCTTGAGAACTAATGTTATTAGATAAAGGATAACCTTTTATTTCTAACCATATTTCATCAGCTAATTTGACAGCAAAATCTTCTGGAATATCCTGTGCTTTGATATCATCATAAATTAAACGACGATTTTGATCAAAATGATTATCTAAAAAATCATTATTATTTTTAACTATATCTAAAACATTCATTATATTAATTATTCCCCTTGCGATTGAGCGACTGCACGATGATAGTATCTTTCGAATATTTCTAAACGATCTTTTCTACTATAACAATCTGGAATAGGATATCCTTTAACTTTTAACCAGACATCTTCCGCCATAGCAAGTATCCACTCTTCATTTGAATCCTTCGAACTTGCTGCGATCAAATTTCGCCTTTGGTCTGTGTCGCTCATTCTCTTCCTCCATAAACTTGCCTTTGTCCATTACTGGACGATCGTCAACAAGTCCGTCTTGAGCAGATTGATCCACGTCATATAGTCGCATTTTGCTACGGTCAATCCCAATAATAAACCTACGATTAGTGCTAGGATCGGAATAACGATTCTTGAGTTGCTTAACCATGATCTGGTTGAGACTTTCAAGTTCCTCTGAACCAATGAGGGCAAACATAAAATCAGCTGTGGCTGGGAGTCCAAAGGATTCCGATGTATCCTCCAGTCCCACGTCGCTGTTCGAATATCCGCTTCGAGTTGTTTGAGTTGCACTGACGATAGGGACGCTGAATTCAACGGCCAACCCACGGAGTTCTTCTGCGATGGATTTGATAAGGGTATAAGAATTGACGTTGGATCCATACTTTAGCCTCGATGACATACAAATATTCAAATAATCAATATATATAATATCAGGAACAAAGTTCTTTTTAATTTTTAATTCGTTTAATAGATGACGAAAATTAGCAGAACCAGCGCCAGCTGTTGGATATTCCTTGATGATCAGTTTACTTGTGTACTTTTCTTTAAGTCTATTAATTTTTGTATCATAAGATTGTTTAGGAAGCAATTCCAATTCTTCAATAGAAACGTCAAGAAGGTTCGCATCGATTCTTTCAGCGATGCGTTCCTCTGACATCTCTAGTGTGATATACAATACATTATTGCCCCTTGTGAGATTACTTGCTGCGCAGTGGCACATGAACATGGATTTACCAACTCCTGTCCCAGCCAAGGCAATGTTGAGGGTTTTTTCGGGCAAGCCACCATTTGTAATTGAGTTAAAGAACTCAAGGTCGAAAGGAATTCTCTTCTCTTTACGATGGTAGAATTCGTATCTCTCATCACTGTTATCCAAAAAGTCATGACCAATACTGGTGTCAAAAGAGACAGCGAGAGCGTCAGTAAGAATTGACGGAATACTTCCTTTGGAGATTTGTCCATTTTTTTCATCCATTATTTTAATTGACTGCATGATAGCAAGATAAAGTGCTTTATCCTGACAGAATTTTTCTGTATGATCCAAGAGCCAATCTAGTTGAGTGTTAGAATCAGTTTCAAGGGCAGTAATAACATCCTTACTGTTTTTGAATGTCTGATCGTTTAGTCCTTCTTTATTAGACAGGTCTATTGCTAACGCTTCTGTAGAAGGAAAGAAGTTATATTTTTTTACATATTCATCAATGAGATCAAAGACAACACGTTCAGGATAATCCTGAAAATATTCACTCTTTAGGAAAGGAATAACCTTTCTGTTATATTTATCGTTAAATATAAGATTAGATAGGATTATTCTCTCAATATTCATTCTTCCTCCTGTTCTAAAAGACTAAACCACCCAGTTATAATATATTTTTCTTGAGACGGAGAAGGTATACCTCTATGCGTATGAGTCCATTCGGCTGGCCAAATTAAAGTTAGACCCTTTTCTGGTTTCACTTTAATCTTTTGATATAAAAATTCTGTCTCGCCAGCATCAGTAACATCATTAAGATAAGTCATAAAAACAAGATATCTTCTACAAATTCTTGGGGTGCCGTTCATTCTTTCACAATGAAATATTTTAAAACCACCACCAGGAGGATAATATTGAAGATTTTCTGATTCTACAACTCTCCATGGAGCTCCAGTGTCGGATTCTGGATATTTTTTTGTATAAGCATCTACACACATTTGTAATTGCGAAAAATAGTCAAGTCTTAGGGTTTCATCTAAAACTTGACAATCCACGCTTTCTTTTGTAGATTTATCAACAATGGTAAAACCGCCACCTTTAGCAATTCTACCTTCCCATTTTATTTTTGTTAGTTTATGGTATTCGATTAAATCATTACATTTGTTTTTATCAATATACCATCCACAAATGAAATTGTCGAATTGATTAACAAAATGTTCCTTAAGCATCTTCTTCGTCGTAAACTAAACTGCCTTCTGTGTCAAGCGAATATTTGCGTTTGATATATGCAGCAAAATCGGTTGTTTCGAAAATCCTCAACCAAAATATTTTAGAGTCCATGATATCAGCTGCTC